CCTGGTCGAAGGAAGGCGGCGGGGCGGTTTTGCCGATCACCTGATGCGCGATTGTGGTCCAAACTCCAGGGATGATGCGTTGATTGAGGAAGCGGGCGCGGATCAGGTAATGCAGGCCGTCTTGCAGGCCGTAGAGCGTGGTGAAGCTGAAAGCGCCAGATTCGCTCGGGTGCGTTTGCCAGGCGGCATCGGCATCGAGCACGCTGCGGCTTTGGAATTCCACTTGGCCGCCTTGGACGACATAGGCGTTGTCGGAAACCGCCCAGCTCAGACGCACGCCCGTGATAATGGTGCCGTCTTGAGCTTTTCTCAAATAGGCATCGCCGCTGTCTGCGACCAAGCCCGTGAGTGCGGGCACGGTGAAGGCGCTGGGCAGATCACTGGTGGGCTGCGTGTAGGCGGTGGTGGCATCAGCCAGATCCCAGATGCTGGCTTCATCGCGCTCGATTTCAATGGCGGGGCCATTGCCCAGCGCCTGAGACCAAGCCACCACGCGGAAGGTGCGGGCCGTGATGCCAAACGGGGAATAGGTGAACGTGATGCGGTCGCCCGGCTGCAGCGGGAATGCCTTCGGGCTGGCAGGCACCTTGAGCGTTTGCCCGCCTCGGCTGCGCTCCACGCGGATGCGCATGGCATGCTGGGCGCGCTGCTCGGAGCCAATGAAGCCCAGCGGCACCTCATCGATGCGCGGCTCGCCATCCGCACTCAGGAAAGCGCCCACGCTATACGGCTTGGCATCTTGCGGCACACCCAAGCCCGCCGCCTCAACATACTGGCCGCGAGCGCCATTGAAGCGGCTCTCCAGCGGGAAGCCGCCCTGCACTTGCTCCACCAAGCCAAACACATCTGCGTCGCCCAGCGAGAGCACAGGCGCAGTCCACACGCCAGCGCGAATGCGCCACAGGCCCGCGCCCTCGGAAATTTCGCCGCTGAATGAGGCTTCAAAATTGGAAAGAATGCCGTCGCGCCCTTGATCGAGCGCAAACACCGCATCGCAGCGGAACAGCTCGGTGCTGTTGCCCGTGTTGGGCGCGGCGGTGTAGGCGGCGGTGTCGCAGGCGTTGGCTGCGGCGATCCATGTGGCATCAAAATTGGCCAGCGCCACTGCGCCGCCGTGGCGCGTGCGCAGGTAGTCCATCGCGCACAGTGGGGGATTGGCGCTGTAGGCCGTGAGCGTGGTGCGGGGGTCGTAGACCTTTTTACCACGCAGCTTGAAGGTGAAATTGGGCGGACCGCCTTGGAAGCGGGCCATGCGCAGATCCAGCGTCACTACAGCATACGTGCTGTTGCTGGCTTTGTGGGCGCTCGTCCATTTCGTTGGCACGGCGGCGATCAGGGCCGCATCGGCGGTGTCCACCCCGCCGGGCGAGAGATGCATGCTCACGCGCACGCGGGCCCTGCCAGTGTTGTATTGGTATTGCACGGTCTTGAGCGTGCCGCCGTCATAAGGCGCACTCACCGTGACGGTGGAGCCGCCAACCGAATGCGGCACCAAAACCGAGCTCTCGCCATCAGAGGTGTAAACCTGCACCGAGCTGGCCTCGGGCACATGGGGCAGCACCACCGATGCGCCGGTAAACGCCACCGGCTCAGCCTGCACCGGGCTGGAAGCCTCATAAAACTCCCCGCCCGTGACCCAGCCGCCACCATCCAGCGCGCCGATGTTCACACCGTCGATGTAAATACCGTCGCAGGCCTCAGACTCATGAGAGGCCAGGTAGATCACCAAATGACGGAATTCGTCTTTATCTCCGCTCACGAAATTGGCCACAATATTGCCCGCCATGGGCGCGGGCGAGCCATACACGTAGCGCTCCGTGGCCTCGACGCTGGCAAATTGCGTGGTGCGATCTTGCAGGCTGGCGTTGTAGGCAGCGATTTGCGCGGCGCGGGCTTTCTTGGCTTTCTTTTTTGCGGCATTCGTGCGCAGCAGGCCGCCCACGGCATACACACCCAAGGCCTGCAGACCCGTCAACCCCGCTGTCTGCACGATCGCCGTGGCAATGAGGCTGATCGGATCAGCCCAAGCCAGCGATGGCACGCAAAACAGCAGCGCCGCCCACATCAAACGTGCCATGCGGCCTCCCCTGCGCTCAAATAATCCAAGCGGCCTGGCTCGCGCGCGGCCATGGGCATGTAAATCAAGCCTTGCCGAGTAGGCGCGGCGATCATGCTGCCCACGCAGATGCCCAGCGTGTAGCCTAGGCGGCCAGCGGGGCGGCCTTGGGCGCGCCGGGCTTGCTCGCGCAAGGTCGGCAGCAAAACCAGATCGCCGATTTGCGCCAGCAAGGGAGAAACAGGCGCGCCGAGCACCGTGCAAACCGATTCGCGCAGCCCGCCCGCGCAGCCGATCCCGCCCGCCCTGCGGCGAATCTGCCGCGCAGCCTGCAAAGCATTGGCTCGCTCAAAGCGCTCCAGCGCCAGATCAGGCCGCGCCAAAGCCACCCAGCCCGCCGCGAAGTTGACGCAATCAAAGCGCCCCCATTCAAACGCGCAGGCATGCGCCTCGCGCAAGTATTCCTGCAGCGCTAGGGCTCGGGCCATCATGGTTGGCGGCGCGATCATGGCTTATTGCTCCTGGAAGCGCTTGGTGAGCCACACATCAGGGCGGCCAATGAGATCGGCTTGATACTGAAACAGCAGCTCACCAGGGTAGGCGGCCTGATGCGCCGCATCATTCACGCGAAACGCGCTCACATCAGGCAGCGCGCCTTGCTTGCTGGTGTAGTATTCCAGCACCACGTCAAAGCTTGCGCCGCCATCGGTTTGGCCGGGCGCGATCTTGATG